TGCTGGTCCACCGACGCGCCGGCAAGACCGTGCTGGCCTGTCTGTGGCTGCTGCAACAGGCCCTGGCCCACCCCGACAGCGTGTCGGCCTACATCGCGCCCCAGCGCGACCAGGCCCGGCGCATCGCGCTCGAGCTACTGGCGCGCAACGCCCCGCCCGGGTCCGTGGTCAACCGCAGCGAGCTCAAGCTGACGCTGCCGAACGGCAGCCGCATCTACCTGCTCGGCACCGACTCGGACAACGGCGACAGTATCCGGGGCATGGGGCTGGTGGCGGCCGTGCTCGACGAGGTAGCCGACATCGCGCCCTACGCTTGGGAGGCCGTCATTCGCCCGGCGCTGGCTGACCACGGCGGTCGCGGGTTGATCATCGGCACACCACGCGGCCGTGTCGGCCTGTTCTGGTCGTTGTGGCAACAGGCCCAGGCTCTGCCAGACTGGGTCACGGGCGTCTACACCGCCGAACAGACCGGGGCCTTGCCCCCATCAGAACTGGCGGCCATGCAGCGCGAGATGAGCCGGAACAAGTACGAGCAGGAGATGCTCTGCAGTTGGGACGCTGCGACCGAGGGCGCCTACTACGCCACTGTGCTCGCCGAGGCCGAGGCTGCTGGCCGTATCGGGCGCGTGCCGGTTGAGCCCATGGCGCCGGTGCTGCTGTCCTGGGATCTCGGCTACTCCGATGCCACCAGCGTGTGGGCGTGGCAGATCGTCGGCCGTGAACTTCGCGCCATCTGGTGGCGGGAGTGGCAGAACGTGGCCCTGCCGCGCATCTGGGCGGAGATCCAGGCCGAGGCCCAGCGCCGCGGCTGGAACCTGGCGCGCAACATCCTGCCGCACGACGCCGACCATCACGACAGCACCAACGGCCGCACCAGGCGCGGCATCCTCGAGGAGCTCGGCGCACGGTGCGTGGTGGCGCCGAACGTCCCGGTGCGGGACGGTATCGAGGCTGTGCGGACCCTGATCCCGCAGGTGTGGTGGGATCGTGACGGCTGCGGTGATGGGCTCGAGTACCTGCGCCAGTACCGCGCCGAGTACCAGGAGCAGCGCCAGACCTATGCCCTGCAGCCCCGGCACGACTTCACCAGCCACGCGGCTGATTCGGTGCGATACTTCGCCGTAACGTGGCACGCCGGTCTGCTGGGCCGGAAGCCGGAGAGGCTGGACTACTCGATCCTAGACCGCATGGTGATGGCATGACCGACCGCACTCGCGCCGCGATCCTGCGTGACCGCATTACCCGGGCCATCGACCACGGTCCGGATCCAGAGGGTTGGCGTGCAGCGCTGGCCTACTACCTGGGCCGACCACGTGGCGACGAGATCGCCGGCCAGCCGGCGCTGCAGTCCACCGACGTTGCCGACATGGTTCACGCCATTCAGGCCCAGTTGCTGCCGAGCTTCTGTGGCGACCAGGTCTGCACGTTCGACGCCGACGGTCCAGGCGACGAAGCGCAAGCTCGCCTCGAGTCCGAGGCGGTCAACCGTGCCATCATGGAGGAGGGCCGCGGTTACGTGGTCTTGGCGGCGGCGATCAAGGACGCGTTGCTGCTCAAAGCCGGCATCATCAAGGTCTGGACCGAAGACGAGGAGCGGGTCAGTACCCGTCGCATGGTGCTGAGTCCCGAGGCGGCCCGGCTGCTGGCCGGCACGGCGGGCGTCGAGGTCAGTGAGCCGGACGACGAGGGGGCCGTGCAGGTCACGTCGCGGCAGACGGTGCGCCGGCTGCGGCTGGCCCCGGTCGACCCGCTGAACTTCGTGGTCGACCCCGATCACGAGTCGATTGTGCTCGACGATGCCCCCCTTGTGGCCGAGCGGTGGCCGGTCACGCGCGGCGAGCTCGTCGCGCTGGGCTACAGCGAGGCCCAGGTCCGACGCATCCCGACCGAGGACGGCTACCAGGCCCAGACGACGGGCATGCGCCAGCGTGCTGGCGAGCCATCGACGGACATCACCAGCTGGCAGGCCGAGCGCGTGTACTGTTGGCGGGTCTATGACCGGAAGGACGGCCAACTCACCTACACGCTGCTGGGCGGTGAGGAGATCCTCGAGGAGGCACCTGCTGCCCGCATCCCTTACGCAGCCGGGACGGCGTTTCCGGAGCCGCACCAGTTCTGGGGGCTGAGCTTGTTCGACCGGCTCAAGACCGTACAAGACGCCAAAACGCTGGCGCTGCGCCAGTGGCTGGCCAACCTGGCTGCCGGCAACCTGGCACGGCTGGCGATCAACGACAACGTGAACCGCGAGGACGTGCTGAACGGCCGGCCCAGCGGCGTCATCCGGGTGGACGGCACCGGGCCGGTAGGCGAGTCGCTGATGCCAGTGCCGGCGCTGGACCTGGGCACGAATGCTGCCGCGTTCCTGGCCTACTTCGACCAGGTACGGGCCGACCGTGGCGGTGCCGCCCTGCAGATGGCCAATGCCGAATCGCAGCTGGTCGGTCAGCAGGTCGGCAGCTTGGGCGTGGACCGCATCTTCAGCGTCCAGGAGCAGATGGCGGCCATGATCGCTCGCAACCTGGCCGAGACCCTGTTGCGGTCGTTGTTCCTACTGGTGCATCGCACACTGGCCGAGGAGTACGGCCAGCCGTTGCAGCTGCGGCTGGCCGACGAGTGGGTCGAGGTTGATCCTACCCAGTTCCGGGACCGGTATCGGGTGAACGTCAAGCAGGGGTTGTCGCCGGGCGAGAAGGCCCGCAAGGCTGCTGCCATGCGCGAGATCGTGGCCGCGCAGATGGGTCTGTTGCAGGCTGGGCTCGATGGTGTCCTTGTTGACCTGCCGAGCCTGTACAACAGCCTGCTCGACCTGGGTCTGGCGCTCGAGCTCGACAACGTGCAGGGCTACTTCGTCGACCCGGCCGGGCGTGCCGCCCAGCAGGTCGCCGCGACCAAGGGTGCGCAAGTACAGCAACAGGAACAGCTGCAGCTGCAGATGGTGCAGTTGCAGATGCAGATCGAGCAGGCGCGCGTGCAGCTGGAGCAGGCCAAGCTCCAGTTGGACGCTGCCAAGCACCAGCAGGACACTGCCTACAAGTACCGGGAGCTCGCCACCAATGCCGAGATCGAAGAAGCCAAGCTCACCGCCACTGTCACCGCCGACCTCATCGCCGCCCAGCAGGCCGCCCGGGATGCGGCTGACGCCCGAGACAGCAGCGGCGCTGGGGCAGCTGGTGGATGAGGCCGTGGAGTCCGTGCGACAGGCGTCGTTCGCTTCATTCCTGCGTCTTCAGGCCGATCCGCTGGGCTGCCGGGCAGAAGCCTTGGCGGCCGAGAAGGTCGGTGCCCGCCTCAAGGCGATGTTCGGAGACTTGACAGATGGCTGAACACGGTGCTGAATTGCCGTCGAGTCCAGACGGCACGCTGCTCGAGGCGGAGACGCCACGGGAATACCGGTCCAAAGAGCAGCAGGTCGAGGACATCCTGCGCGCGGCTCTCGAGCCGGCCGCTGACGCAGCCCTCCCGGCCCCGGAGACGGGTGCCCAGGCCGAACCAGCGGCAGAGACGCCGCTCGACATGGCGGCCATCGCCGAGAAGCTCGGCGTGGACCCAGCGAAACTGTACGAGGTGCGCATTCCGCTGGCCGACGGGGCCGAACCGGTCACGCTGGGCCAGCTGAAGGACGCGTATCGGGACGCCCAGGCGCTCGAGCAGCAGCGGACCGAACTGGCCGAGCAGCGCGGGCACTGGCATGCGGACCAGCTGCGGCAGCAGCGCGAGCTAGAGACGATCCTTGCGGCCATCAAGCCGGAGGCCATCGATCCCAAGCTGGTGCAGGCGGTGCAGGCAGTCAACCGCGAGCGAGCGTCCCGGGAGGCCGAGGCGCTGTTCCGGACGATCCCGACCTGGGTCGACGAGCGCGCGCGGGAGGCCGACTTGGTGCAGATCGTGGCCCACCTGAAGCCCTACGGCATTACCCGCCAGGACCTGGACGCGGTCACGGATCACCGGATACTGCGCGTGTTGCGTGATGCGGCGCTCAACGCCGCCAAGCTCACCGCCACCCCGGCTCCGAAACCCGCCCAGAAAGGCGCCGCGCCGCGCAAGGCCGCCCAGCCGAGCCCGGCGCAGGCACATGGACAGTTGAAGGCCGCAGTCGCGCGGGGTCACATGCGCCCCGTTGACGCGGTTGCCAAGATCCTTGGAGGGATGTAATGCCCGTCATCGCATCGCTAGACGCCGCCGACCTGCGCGCAGTCGCCACCGGCGGCATGATCAACGAGGACGTGATGCAGCGCATCTGGGACGTGTCCCGGATCCCGTTGCCGTTCACGGATCGCGTCGGCTCCGGCCGCGTCACGTCGAACCAGTACGACTGGGTCATCGACCGGCTGGCGTCGCCAGACCGTGGGAACGCGTGGGAGGAGGACGCGAACTTCTCGACCACGACCGCCACCAACCCGAGCGATTACGCCGATGGCGCCACGGCCCCCGTGGTCCGCTATCGGAACTACATCCAGGTCAGCGTGGCAGCCATCAGCGTGTCCGAGATGGGCAATGCGGTCAGCAGCGTAGGCGGATCCGGTGGCCTGGCCTACCAGCTGATGAAGGCTCAGCAGCAGCTGCGCCGCGACGTTGAAGCCATTGCCTGCTGGAATCAGACCAGCACCATCGGCTCATCCGGCGTGGCGCCCAAGACCGCCACTTACGTGAGTGGTTGCCAGGAACTGACCAACCCGACCCGCGACCTGGTCAATTCCACGTCGACGTACACCGCCTACAACACCGGCACCGGCGTGTTCACGGCGCTCGGTACTGGTGGCACGGCTCGGGCCATCACCGAGACGTTCCTGCGCGACATGGCGCAGGCGCTGTACACCGGTGGCTGTGGCGGACCGGGCCAGCGGCTGACGCTGATGACCAGCCCTCAACTCAAGCGGGTCATCTCGACCTACATGTACACCAGCAGCGCCCGCATTGCGTCGCTGGTCAAGGACGTGCAGAGCGCGCAGATGGCCGAGGCGCAGGGCGCGGTCGACATCTTCATCACCGACTTTGGCACGCTTGAACTCGTCCCGTCGCGGTTCGTCCAGGGCCTGACCGGCAGTGGCGCGACCCGGCATTACGCGATGATGTTCGATCCCGAGTACTTCGAGCTCGTCTACTTGCGCGGGTACACGACGACTGAGAATGCCAAGATCGGCTTGGTCGACCGGCGGACGGTCAACGTCTACTGGGGCACGCGGTTCAACCCCGAGTGCATGGGTGTGATCGCGGACATCGACCCGACGGCGGCGATGACGACCTGACCATGACTGACATCCGGCAGCGGATCGTTGCGGACGGTGACCAGGTACACAACGTCTGGGAACAGCCGAGCCGTGATGCCATCCTGGAGCAGAACCGGGCCGTGCGGGACGACCGCACGGTCCGGCCCATGGACTGGGCGGCGCCGCACTTGCGCATTCCGGAGCTCGACCTGTACCTGCTAAAGCAGCGGTTGCCAGACCTGGCGAGCCCGGACGGGCAGATTCGCCGCGCGGCGTGGATCGCGTTCTACAACAGCCCGGAATCGCGGCCGTACCGCGTCAGGCCGCGGGCCGGCGGAGCGACCAACCGGGTTTATCTGGGGGGCAGGCAGTAGTGGCTGGCAAATTTGAGTACGGCCTCCGTATCGGCGAGAACAGGGCCTACGCCGAAGGGCGGGCGCGGGCGTTCGGCATTGGCCCGCCGAATCCGCACGCCCAAACGAGCCTGAAATACGCCGCTTTCCAGGCGGGACTGAACTTTACCGGCTCGCGGGATTCCACGCCGTACGGGCAGGCTGGCTGGCAGGCGGTCTGGACGCCGGTCACGTTCGATGGCACCAACGACATCCTCCGCAACACGACCGATCTGGGTCTGCCGTCGACCTTCGACACGTTCACGCTAGCCACGGCCTTCAAGCTGAATGAGGCGAAGAGCCAAAGCCTAATCAATGGGGTGGTGTCCGGCGGAGCTGTCAATCTGAGCCTGTCCGCCGGCGGCGTCATGACCCTGGCGGCGTTCAATCCCGGCGTGTGGGGGTTCGTTGCCGGGGCCGTGAGTAGCCACACGTTCTTGCCTGGCATCTACTACATCGTCCATTTCGCGGCACGTGCCAGCACCAACACGCTGCAAGTCTGGGTGAATGGATCGGCGGGCTCGATTACTGGGGCGACGTGGTTCGGCACGGCACCATTCGGGCGGCCGACGACCTGGGAAATAGGCGGCGGCAACGCGACTCCCAGCCTGTCTGCTGATGTCGGTCTGGTCTGGTTCGACCGCGACCAGTACATTACCACGCCGACGGCGTTCGCCCCGGCCTACGACCTGGGCCCGCAGCTGGCTGCTCCGGGCGCCCAGCCGGCAATTGGGTTCGGTGGCTCGCAGACGGCGGCGGACTGGAATGCCGGTACCAATCTGGGGTACGGCACCGGCTCCTGGACCATGACGGGCGCGGTCACCTAGGGACAGCCCGTGGCGCTGCTGCCCGACCCGCGGACGCAGCCGCACGTTCACATCCTGCCGACCGATTGCATGGTGGTCTACAACACCGGCATCGCGTGGTCGCAAGCAGCCGCCGAGACGTACGCCGCGACACGCGGCATCCCCGCCGAGCACGTGTGGGGCTTCGATTTCGGCCAGAATCAGTTCACGTACACCCCGCCGCACGCGAACATGCCGCTGATCATCGCGGATCACGTGATTGAGGCCCACCGGCGTACCAGAACGCGTGCGTTGCTGATCGCGCCCGGTGTGCCGTCTCGCTGTGTCGTGCCGGAGACCTTGGTGAACCAGTCGCAACTGCCAGGTACGCTGGGGTATCCGCCCATGTCGCAGTTGCTGGCGGGCGCCCCATCGCTGCGCGACCGACTCGAGGGGGGGATTCCAGTCACTCGCCAGAACGGTTCTGGTCGCTGGGAGTGGTATCGACGGCCTGATCCGTGGCCGGGTGCTGACACTCCGATCTGGCCCGGTTCCGGATGGTGGGCAGCGGGCCGTACCGATGACCCGTTCGACACCGGTCCTCTGCTCGGACCATACCAGCTGTATGCCGGCGGTCCAGCGAACGTGTACATCCGCGATCCAGCGGCGGTGGTACAGGCTGGCGACTCGAACTGCCGCTGCATTCCTACGGCCCGCATCGGCTGGACATCGTGGCGGGCGGCGTCATTGCCAGTGCCCGAGTCGGCCGCCAACTGGTTTCTGCCGATGAATTCGTGGACTGCGGCTCAGTCGCTGCAGGCCCAGCCGGCCCCGGTGCTGTTCAGCCTGTACGAGGTGGCAGGGTCGCTGAAGCACTATGCTGCGCTGTGCAAACTGGTGGGCGATTGGGGCTACTCGGTGCAGTACTTCTACCGGCAGGACAGCGTCCCGTCAGACGTTCAGGCGCTGTGCCCGGTGGCCGGCAGCGTGTTCACGAAGGCCGATTACGAAGGCGGTGCCGTGGTCGATCATCCCTATTACCTGCTGACCGGCAGCGCGCCGAACACTGACGCGCCACAGACGACGCCACCGTACCAGACTGCACTGCAGCCGGTGCCAGGTGCTTGGGTATCGAGCATGGGTGCGTCCTACGGTCACGAGTACGCGTTGCACGCTTGGCGTGACGGCGCTGCCGGTGGGAACACGGACATCATGCACCGCACCGCGTCCGAAATGCCCGACGCTTGGTTGGCGACGTACCATGCATTGCGCGGGATGTCCGGCATCGAGATCATGGCCGAGTACCGGTGGTCGCTGACTGAACTGGCAGCTGGTGATCCCTTGGCGCGCTTGTTCCAGTGGGATGCGGCCGGACTTGTGCCATTATCGCCGACGACGCCGTGGCCATCCCGGCGCAGTCCGCGGCGCTGGTCGCCGCGCAGATTGAGGGGCTGACATGAACTACGCGACACTGCAGGCAGATGTGGCGGCGTACCTGCACCGCAGTGATCTGTTGACGGTCATCCCGTCGTTCATCGAGAAGGCCCGTATCCGCATCGGCCGCGACCTGCGTGTCCTCGAGCTCGAGCAGACCGCGACCCTGACCAGCCCCACGAACTCGGTATTCACGTTGCCGGCGGCATTTAGGGAACTGCGCCGTGCGTACTCCAATGGCATCCCGTTGCGGGCCGTGAACCCGCACGAGTTGCAGTACTGGACCAGTCTGACCACGCCGCAGGTCTATTGCATCCGTGGTGGCACCATCACGGTGCCTGGCGCCAGCACGGTTGACATCTGGTACTTCGCCATCGAGGCGCCGCTGACCAATGGGTCCACTGAGCACCCGACCATGGCGGCGTGGCCGCAGGTCTGGCTGGCGGCGGCGATGCTCGAGGCGAGCCTGTACACGAACGACGTCGACGCCCTGGCACAATGGTCTGGCGTCTACGATGCCGAGGTGGCGGCGGCCAACCGACGTGCCGAGCGGGCACGGCAGGGCACGGCGCCGGCGAGCATCACCAGCGATGCGAACGTCAGTTTCTTCGAGGCGCCCAACTGATGGCGCTGTACGCGTTCCGGCCGACGGGTGCGTGTCTGGATGTGCCGCCCGAGGCGGCGCCGGCCGACTGCTGGACCGGTGTCCAGAACGTCACGTTCGGTGAAGGCGCGGCGACGCGGCCGGACGGTGAGGCCCGGGAGTTTTTCGCTGCGGCGTCGCTGGCGCTGGTGCCGCATGGGCTGATTCATGCCGGCCCGGATGTGACCGACGTTGGCGCGCTGAAGCCGTCCCACGTTTACTGGGCGGTCGGCAACAACTTGGCCGGCACGGCCGCCATCGTGCAGCAGTTCGGCGACACGGGCGTGACGTCGGCCGTGCGCACGCCGCCATCGTGGGTTGGTTCCGTCACTGTTCCTGGGCAGGTCACCGGTGGGGTGCTGAACGGTTACGCGTTCGTGAACGTGTCCGGTGTGCGCAATGGGTTGGCGTACGGTTTGCCGGGTGCGATCAGTGCGTTGACCCCGTTCGTGCCGACCAGTGACTGGTGCTTTCGCGCGGCCCGGCCGTACAAGTACCACGTCATCGGGCTGGGGCTGTGGGATCCGGTCGGCCTGACCGACTACCCGACGCGGCTCAACTGGTCGAGCGCGGCTCCGCCCGGTGCGTGGCCGGTGACCTGGGCGCCAGCAGCGACCAACGAGGCCGGCAGCGTCGACGTGTCCGACTGCCGGGGGCCGCTGGTCGACGGTGGCAAGCTGGGCGAGGACTTCATCGTCTACGCCGAGGGCAGCACTCACTTGCTGACCTACGTCGGCGGGCAACTGGTCATGTTGCTACGCGGCATCAGTAGTCAGTCCGGGCTGGTCAACCGCAACTGCTGGGCCGATCTGGGTGGCGCGCACTTCGCCGTGACCGGTTCAGACGTGGTGCTGCTGGACGCCAGCGGCCCGCGGTCGATTGCCGACGGGTTCGTGCGCCGTCGACTGTTCGGCCCCGGCGGCGTCGTGCAGCTGGGTCGAGCGCCGTACCTGCACGTTCTGCAGCATCGCGCGCGCCGTGAGGTCTGGGTTTGTTACCCGTCCAGCGACGTGCCGTACTGTGCTGACGCGCTGGTCTGGTCCGTGGCCACTGGCCGCTGGGGGCATCGGACGTTGCGGAACCAGCACGTTGCCGGCGCGGCCGGGTTCACGCGACTCACCAACCTGCGGCAGCGTACAGACGAGTGCCTGTTGCTGGCCAGTACCGGTGGCGGTGCGGCGTTCGCCGATGGCCGCATCTACCTGGCCGACGAGCCCACCACTGGTAGCGTCTACGACACACGCACGGTGCTGTTGCAGCGGCATGACCTGGACCTTGGCGAACCCCGGCGCATCAAGCAGGTCATCTGGGTGCGGCCTCGGTTCCAGGAGGTGGCCGGGGCGGTCACTGGCATCGAGGTGCGGGCCGGCGGGCGCAACAGCGCCACTGAGGCAATCGCCTGGGGGGCCTGGACTGCCTACGCGCCGGCGACGGACGACGCCGTGCCGATCAGCGGTGTGGTGGGGCGGCTGGTGTCGGTCGAAGTCCGGCACCAGGCGTCGACGCTGCCATGGCGGCTGGTGGGGCTCGACATCGAATTCGAGCTGCGGGGGCGCTGGTGAGGTACAAGCCGCAGTATCCGCCCGACCTGTGGACGGAGCTCAAGCGCGTGGCGCAGTCGCTGGAGGAACTGCAGACCAGCCTGCTGCGCCTCGAGGCCCCAAGGGCTGCGCCGCCCAGGCCAGCGGATGGCATGTTGGTCTACGCGGACGGCGTGGCGTGGAACCCGACCGGTGCTCCAGGGCTGCACCAGCGGGTCGGCGGAGCGTGGGCGCGGCTCGCGAACCTGCCGCTGTCCAGTGCCAGCAGCGTGCTTGGGGCGAACGTAGCGATCGCGACAGCGGGCACCTGGTACACGGCCGTGTCGGTCAACTTGACGGCCGGGACGTGGTTGGTGGTCGGGCATGTCACGCTGAACCGCGACACGACCACGGCGTGGACGTCATCGGCGCGGTTACGGGACAACGGCGGCGGCGTGAACTACGCCAGTGCCGGGAACTACCGGGCCAGTGTGGCGAACAACGTGCACACGTTGCCGCTGACGGCTGTCATCGTGGCAGCCAGTGCTGTTACCATCGACCTGCAGGCCACGGCAAACCAGACGGCCACCATTCTGGCCGCGCTGGGGACCAACCCGGCCGGCAACACGGCGACGCAGCTGCATGCGGTGAGGATCGGCTGATGGGCCTGTTCAGTTCCATTTTCGGTGGTAGCAAGACGAGGAGCAGTCCCAGCACCGTCTGGGATCAGCAAGCCCCGTTCCTGCGTGGCTTGTACAACCGGGCGTGGCAGGCATCGTTGGGCGGGAGCATTCCCGGGATTGGCGCACCGGGCGGCTGGCTGACCGGCCCGCAGCCTGGCACGCTGTTCGCTACCGTGCCTCGTGTGTTGCGTGCCGCGAACGGTAGCCTGCCGATGCCCGGGGCTGATTACCAGGATCCGCTGGGGCTGCTGGGCGGCAATCTGCTGGGGCAGGGCCTGGGCATGGCCGGTCAGCTGGGCCTGCTGGGGCAGGTCGGCAACCCGTTCGCGCGGGCCCAGGTCGGTCAGTTCGGTCAGGAACTTGGGAACATCTTCCAGCGCAACATCCTGCCGAGCATCACCAGCAATTTCGAGTTGGGGAATCAGCTGGGCGGCGACCGCATGGCGCTGGCCATCGGTGAAGTGGCTGGTCGGCTGGGCGAGCAGTTCCGCGGCGGTGCCTTGGACATTCTCGGTGACAGTGCCCGACTGGCCCTGGCCGCGAACCAGGCTGGTCTAGGCAGCTTGGGCGGGCTGTTCGGGCTGGGCAACGCGGCCCTGTTCGGCAGCCTGCCGGGGCTGCAGTCCATCCTGGGCGCCCCCACCGTGCTGGGCGGCGGCTCGAGTGGCCGTAGCACGCCGGGCATCCTGGGGGCGCTGGCTGGCTTCGTGTAGCGGGGTAGCGCATGGCAGGCATCCTCGAGTTCCTGACCCGGCCCATCACGGCGACGGCCGGTGCTATTGCAGGGGGCCTGTTGCCGTACCAGCAAAAGTTGCTCGAGATGCGCGGTGATGTGGCTGCGCGCACGCAGGTGAAGCTGGCAGACCTGCTGGCCGAGCAGGAACGGTTGCGTGCACAGGCCGAGGCCGCGCGGCAGGCGCCTGGCATCGCCCGGGCGCTGGGCGCGTTGCCAGAAGCCCGTGGTCAGCGCGGGCAGACGCCTAGCGTCGGTAGCGGCTGGGAGCGCCTGCCGCCCGAGCTCGCCAGCACCATGCAGCTGTTGATGAACCCCGACACGCGCCAGCTGGGCGTCAGCATGGCCAGCGACCTGCTGGACCCCAGCCAGCGTCAGGCGCTGAAAAACGCGCAGCTGACCGGTCAAGCGACCCAACAGGCCATCGACCAGGCAGCCCAGGCGTTCCCGCTGGAGCAGGAACGGCGCCGGCTGGAGATCGCGAGCCAGCGGCTGGCCGCCCGGAAACTGCAGCAGGACATCGCCCGGGGCGCCGCCGTGCCGGCGACCCCGTATGGCGAGCCGCCGAAGGGCTACTTTCCGGTGCTGAACCCGCATACCGGTCAGCCGGAGTACATCCCACAGCCGGGCACCGAGGCGTACAACGCCGCGCGCAGCGGCACGGCGGCGCTCGAGGAGGCGGTGCGCGGGCTGCAGGACTTCCTGGTCGACATCGAGGGCGACCCACAGCACCCGGCGCCGCTGGGGCCGACCGGCACCGAGTGGATGGGGCCGGCGGCCACCGCCATCGAGTTCAAGCGCGGCAACATCATCAGCGCGCTGGCCCAGCTGCGGAACCTGGGCGTGCTGCAGCCGGGCGAGTACGACATCCTGAAGAAACAGCTGCCCAGCCCGACCGACTTCTTTACCAACCTGCAGGGCATGGCGGCCTACACGCCGCTGGGGCTGTTGACCGGGGGGCCAGACTACGTGCGCAACACGATCACGGCGCCCTATCGTGAAATGCTGAACGTGCTTCAGAAGCGGCTCGAGGAACGTCGCCGGCAGTACTGGTATGTCCGGCAGGAGTCCGGGCTGCTGCCCGAGGACGCCGTCCGTTGATCACGCAGCAGCTGCCGGACGGGCGAACGGCCATCCTGACCCGTGAGGGCTGGCGGCTGGCCACTGATGCCGACCTGTTGGCCATGGAGACGCCGGCCTGGCAGGCGGCGATCATGAGCGGCCTGCGGTCGGCCATGGACACCAGCAACCTACTGACGCTGGTCAACCCGTTCACTTGGATGGGCGGGCCGGAGGTGCGGGAGCAGGCGGTCGCGCAGGCGACGCAGGAAATGCAGGACCGCAGCGACCTGTTCAGCCCCTTGGATGCCGCCCAGCCGGGCGCCACGGCCCTGGGGCGCCTGTACCTGGACCCAGTGAGCGTGGCCGGTATCGGCGTCGGCGCCAAGCGGCTCGGGCAGTCCATGCTGCAGCGGTCGCTGGTGCGAGCACAGCAGCTGGCCGGTCAGGTCACGGCTCAGCAGGCTACGCCTGGCACGTTTGGTGCCAGTAGCGTCGGCGCGGCGTCCGTCGGTGGTGCTACGGAGGCGGCAGCCCGGGCCGAAGGATCATTCATCCGCCGGCAGCTGGGCCGGGTCGGCTGGGGCCGTGACCTGGTGCGGCTGACGGACGAGCTCTTCCAGTCAGCGCCGATGACGCCCGACCAGCGCGCGCTGATCCCGGTGGCAGAGCGGATCGGCTTCCAGTTCCTACCTGGCCAGCGCGAGGGCAACCAGCTGCTGAACCAGCTGGCGACTTCGGACCCGCTGGTGCAGCTGGCGCTGCAGGGCCCCATGGCGGCCAACCGGCGAGGGCTGCGAGCTGCACTGATGCGTGCCATCGGTATCAACGCGGACGACTTCAGCACCGACCTGCTGGGCGCCGCCGTCGACCAGGTCCGGCAAGGGTTCGACGACGTGGCAAACGCCATCGGTAAGGTGACGTTGCCGGACGACATCGCCCAGCGGGTCACCATGCTGGCGGCAGATTCTCCTTACCTGCAGATCGACGACGCTACGACGCTGACCGGCCGGCAGCTGATGGCGCTGCGCTCGAAGATCGACGAGATCAGCCGGGCCGCCTGGCAGGCGGGGCGCACCGCACCGGTCGGGCAGGCCGAGTTCGCCGACGCGACGGTCGACATGCTCGATGACCTGATCGCGGCGCAGCTGCGGGACAAGGGGGACCAGGCCGTGCTGACGGCGTGGCGGACCGCCCAACAGCGGTGGAAGAACATCAAGGTTGCCGAGTCGCCGGGCGTCATCGGGATGTCACGGGAGATCAACCCGCGCAGTCTCGACACCGCCATGCGCCGCTACTACAAGTCCGCTTATCTGCGGCAGCTGACGGGCGAGGAAGGGCGGCGTGCCGGCCTGTTACCGGAAACCAGGGAACTGATGGACTGGGCGCGGGTGACGGGCGCGTTCGCCGATAACGTGCCGAACAGCGGCACGCCGTACCGCACCGCCTTGCTGCAGATGGCGAAGGACCCGCGCGAGCTTGCCAAGTCGCTGGTGTTGCGCCAGCTGATCGAGGCGCGGGCGGCGGCGCCGGCGCCGTGAACGACCATGACGCTGGGCGAATGGGTCGACAACGAGGGCCTGAAGTTCCTGATCCTTGCCTGCATCGGGCTGGGCGGGTTCCTGTCACGCTCGCTTCTGCAACGCATCGATGAGTTGGGGCGGAAGGTCGACCAGCTGCACGACGACATGATCCGGGTCAAGACACGGTTGGGCGTGAAACCCCATGAAGCTGATTGAGGCGCAGCAGCTGTTCGCGCGGCTGCTCCCGCGGCTGCTCGATCATGCGCATAGCATGGGCTATGACGTGACGCTTGGCGAGGCGTGGCGCCCGCCGGAGACAGCGCGGCTGTACGCGCAGCATGGCCGTGGCAGCGTACAGTCGCTGCACATCCTGCGGCTGGCTGTCGACCTGAACCTGTTTCAGGGCGGCGTGTACCTGACCAGCACGGTGGCGCACCAGCCGCTGGGCGAGTGGTGGGAGCGTCAGC